CTGACAAAACGTTTATTGGGTACAGTCAAAATATGAATATCGCAGGTAGGACTAAAGGTGCTTGTGATAGACATAAGAAATCAGGAACAGTTTGTGGAGAACCCCAACTGGCTATGAAAGGTGGTGAGTGTGATGAAGTCATTTTCATGAAGAAAACCCCTGATGGTCCACTCATCCGGGTCAGTACTCCATTTTTTTAAAAATTTTCACTAGGTTTATCAGCACCTATATACACTGGTGGTGCTTCAAGTATCTCGAGTTCAAGTTTACCTTCTTGAGTTTGAGATGGTTTTACGTACGCTATCCGACAATCATTTGCACGAAGGACGGGATTTCCATTGGGTGTTGGAACGGCGATTGGTTTACAGAGAAGTGCGAACATCTATTCTACGAAGACATTTTAAGTTTGTCTACGAACATCCACCCACCCCTGTATGCTTATGTCACTCTCTTCACACCACGGGTAAATAACATCCTCATCACCGATGAAATTTAAAGCACGTACACCATTTTCAATACACCTATCACATATAGCCTTATTGTCATCAATGAGGAGACCTATGTTAAGGGCGCGACATATATCCGCCTTGTGTATTTCATTCGGTGTATAACTATTTGTGAGGATAACATCATCGAATACACCTGGGAAGTACATATCTATCCATCTTTCGGTTTCTCCTCGAGCCATATCTTGGCGTCCAGTGAGGACGTACATTTTGTTGTAACGTTCTTTAAGTTTAAACATTGCTTTTTGAGACCCTTGCATGGGTGTAAGATCCATGAAGGCTTTGGATTGATAAAATTCTCGAACCATTTTTTGTGATGCTGGTTCATCTATGTCAAATATGTCACGATACACATAGCTGTACCGTGGTTTTCGGATAGCTTTGTTGTGATACTTTGCCATGGGGAAGAGAAATTTTACTAAGACTTCATCGATATCAATTGCGACTCTGTTCATTTAATTATTACAAATATTATTCATAGTCCCTAATTACCACACCTATGGGAAAACGCGGTACTTTCAGTGTAGTGAGGTTTTGGAACCGTACAGTCAAGATCTTTCCAATATATTTCTCGTAGTTCTTGTAGTGCTCTTCTCTCCGAGTGATCGTTCCTTCGGGTCGCACGGTAAACTGTTGATCATTTTCAGTTTTACATACCCAAACAACTGCATCTGCATCCCGTCCATGACCCGTCTTGGCACCGACGATTTCATACTCCTCGGTCTGAAAAGTTTTATACTTGAGTAAATAGTTACTTCTCTGACCAACTTCGTAAAGACTGGAGCGATCACGAATCATAACACCTTCATGACCCTGTGAAGTAAAGATATCATGGTACTTCTTAACATCACTTTCCTTTTTAACAAGTACCGTTTCAATGCTCACACAATCCATTCTCTCCTCGAATGTAAGCTCTGGACGATTCAAATCAAAATAATCAAAAATAAAGAACTCGAGTGCATCAGGGTTAGTCTTGAACATACTCGTGATTTCCTCAAATGTCTTGTCATGGGCGTAACATTCCCCGTCGAGATATTCACCGTCTCGTAGACCTTCACATAAATGTTTGAAAGCGTTAACGGGTTTACCGGTACGAGAGAAGCACCCTTTATTTGATACGATCAGTCTCACACCGTCAAGTTTGGGTTGCACGTAAAAGGGTAGGGATATATATTTTTTACGCTCTTCCCACTTGTTCGCGAGCATAGGTAAAACCTGGTTACATTTGATGTTCTCATTGTTCCACATCGTCTGGGCTCGCTTCACAGCCTTCTCGTAACCAGTCTTGACGTTGGTTCGTGATTCACTAAACTTGTCACTTCCCACAATACCAGAGACTTTCACGATGTCACTGGTTCCATTCTTCAAATCTTCAACCTTGATGTCGATGTAACGGTCACGGCCATGTTTGTCTTGACGGATAAGGCGTTCCATTATTTTCTCAACTCTAAGTAGATGACAGAAATACCAGTTGTTGTAAATTACGGTAGAATGGACCGACTTAGGCCTCCGGAAAGCACAACCTTGCCATTGAATGTAAACACGTTTTCTATTTTGTTTATAATTTTATGTATTTTAGCTTTGTACCGGCGTTCTGTTATGATCAGTCAAGGACGTCAACAATCTTATATTTAAGACACTTTTCAGGTGAAAGATAGATATCCTTCTTCATCAATTTTTTTAGTATTTTCTCAGGGATTTTGGTCTTCTCAAGATACATTTGTTTTAATTTTTTCATGAATTTATCAGTAGATTTCAGCTCATGTTTAAGTTCTTGGAAATTACCCCACATCTCAGTAGAAATCTGATGGATGAGAATATACGCATTTTTACCCATCCGTCTTTCAGCCCCACCAAGTAATACAAAAGTAGCGGCACTACAACAAGAACCTTGGGCGATGGTGATAACTTTCACACGAGAAGTCTCGAGAACGTTCATCATATTCATACCAGCAAAGATACAACCACCTTCACTCATGATGTGTACACGAATTTGTGGTTCGTATCCAACAAGTTCAGCTTTCTTTTTAAGAAGTTCAATCTCCAGCTTCTTAAATTTTTCGACGAACATGAGTGCATTTTCACGATCTACATCACCGTAGAATAGGAGTTCATTACCGATGATCTTAACACATTCCTCAACGGGTTCAACTTCTTCTTCCTTCGTAGACATTCTTCAATGCTTTCTTTACTCTTGTTACATCCTTCTGTTTTAAGCCATTTCCGACTGCGAGATGATTTATCACATCAAAATCTTGTGGGGTTATTTTATAGTCTACTAATTTTGACATATCACCTTTCTCGGCATACTTCTTTAATAGACACAGTTCTTCTACACCTAAACCCATTCTAGATTTTCTACGAATCTCATTATATTTCTGTTTTCTCATCTTGTAGTTCCCTTGTTTAGTCCAACAACTACCCGGTCTTATCTTATCCTTCTCGAGTGGTTCACCTAGACATGTCTTAGGTATTGTTAAAGCGTGAAGAACAAAATACGGCATGAGATTCCAATTTCCACTTTGATAAATATGATTGTCATAGGAATCTGCGGCACTGAAAGATTCTGATGCTCCGACCAAATCTGCACCCTTTGAGTCTATGTAATTTTCCTGAAAAATATCCCACATATGTCCATGTTCAGCAACACTGTCAAGTATTTCGATTGGTCCTTCACCCGATAAAAATTCGGATATAAACTCTTTAGGTGTTTTGAAATCATCAATCATATCATAACCTTCAAGGTATGCGAAGAAGTTTCGAATATTTCCATTACTCCTGTACGCAGCGGAGTACGCTTCATCGTCATTTTTATCCGTCAGTGATAAAAGTACATTCGGTTTATGTCTAGGAATAAATACAGTTTCAAAGTTAGGAAACATGCACATATTTGTAGATGTTACCACTAGACATCCGCGAGTCAGTTTATCTCCATCTGATACCTGTTCCACAATCGGTTTAAAAATGGGCTCATAATCTTCTATAAACACATGTTTGGTCGTCGGTTTTATGAAAGGAAGAAATAGTGATTTACTCTTTAAATGTTCGCCTTGTAATTCTATATAATTAAGACCTTCTAGAGCAGCTTCGAGGACATAAGTTTTACCAGTACCAATCGGTCCACAAATAAATACATTCTTATTCTCCCGTATGTATTTACGCACAAGTTCTATCTGCTTACCATGAATCGTCTTTAATGTTTTTTTCTCAACTTTTTTTTGTGCAATTGTTTTAATGAAAGAGTCCATTGATGATCTTACTAATCAGGCTATAGATTTGGTGCTCGAAAATGACGCACTACATAAACGTATCGTAGAACCTTTAAGAAGGAAAATTCTACCATATGTTGCATGCGGTGTTGCTATAAACCTGACGATGTTTATTTTGCTATTGTATCTTGTTCGCCGTCTATCCCTATTTCCTCATCATATTCCCCCCCTTCAATAGATTCATCTTCATCTTCATCTTCATCGACACTATCCTTTTTGAATAACTTTCCCACTCGCTCGAGTGGTGTATTCTTCGTTATAGCGTGAATTGTTTCAATCGTTTTTGGTGGTTTGAGATTTGGAATTGAACGCACATTTAGAATTTCTGGCTTTGTGAAGACATTATCAAATGGATATTCTTTCTCAAAATCCAATAACACATTCGAAGGAACTGACGGTGATTGCTCTAGAAGTCTATCATACTCAGCCTTACATTCTTCCACAAATTTCAAACCATCCTTCTTACGTTCATCCCGCGGTAAAGCTAACATAAGTCGTATATTTCTCGACAAAAGACCGTGTGATAACGCAGCAGTTCTGTGATTTTCCATTAGCTCGTTAATTTTTAAAAATTGCATCACCGTTGCAATGAGACCCGCGATCAGGTTTAAACCACCTATAACAGAGGGTGCACCCCCCCGTATACTCTCAGGCAGTGTGGATTGTGCAAAATTCGCTGTACCAGTTATTGTTGAAAGTATGATAACGGGGAGTGTGAAACGCAAACTTAATTTTTTGTACAGTAGAAATGATTGATGATGCATAAATCTATAACATGCGGAAGCTTCACCCCATTGTCTCAGTATAGTTTCATGTTGTTCATTCCATACAATTTTTTCTTTTACCATTGTATAGTATAGATGAATATAATATTTTTCTTACACGCATTTTTTGTAGTAGCTATGTTGGTGGTTCCCTTCATGAATAACCGGGAAAATTTAGAGTTTTATTCTTTAATGATTCCATTTTTGTTTTTTCACTGGTCCGTAAATGATGATACGTGCGCATTGACACAATTGGAAATGGAAATTACAGGTCAGGAGAAAGAGAAAACTTTTATGGGACGATTAGTTGGTCCAATTTATAAAATGGAAGACAACGATATCAATAAATTCACAAAAACTACATTTTTCATGTTATGGGCAATTGTACAGTTCAGAATTGGTCACTTTGATTTCTTTATTAAAGAATTTAAAAAAACTATGAAGTAATTTAAAGATATTCACAGTTATAAAAATATATGGACGTTAAAATCAACCTAGAAATTAAACGATTGGAAGAACTTAAAAATCTTCGACACCGGGAATATATCTTCAATGTAGAGCAGGTAGAACAAACAAAACATCAAATTGAAAGAACAGAGTCTACGATCAAACGGGATATATTGAGAAAACAAAAAGTATATTGTAAGGAGGAAATAAACACACTCGATAATGCGATTGAGACTTTTACACAGATAGTCGACGAGAAAATTGAGGGTCTTCACACAATTCTCGAAGTGTGGATAGAAAAGAATAAGATGGAGAAAGAGTCTATTGGGTACAATATTGAAAAAATACGAGACCTTATCAAAGGGGAGAACATGAACGATGTTTTCGAAATGTTCAACTCTGTAGCAAATTCTTTAGAAATCATAGATAAGAAACTTACTTCTTCTCACGAATCAGTTCCTGAACCCTAGAGAACATCTCCCGATCCGCCTTCTTACGGTTATCGACTCTAATGATAATGTACTTGAGTCGGTTGGGTATTTTAGGACTGTTACCCTTCGATTTCTTAGTGGGTTTAAGTTTACCCTTTGCTTCCTGTATTTCTTTCTTTGTAGGCATTTTTACTATATACTAAGAATTTAGTCTGAATTTATCAAAAAAATGAACACAATTTCTAAAGTTGTGGTACACAATCATGCATAAGGCATCTGCAATGTCGTGCTTTCTTTCATATGGAATGTCCCCATCGATATATTTTTCAGCGATGGAGACAGATCTCTCTTTTCTTTGGTCATAGTCTAGGTGTCTCATACCAAAATGCATATGCACACTCACAGGAGAAATCAAAGAAACCTTCTCTTTGAACATGTAATGTAAAAGAATCTCAATATTGGTGAAACCACCAGGTGGTTGTGCTTCTATAAGTATTTTATCAGCTGAGTCGAATATACTTTGG